TACGACCTGCGTACTGCACGTCGTTCGATGAACCTACTAACCATAGAGTGGGCAAATCGTGGCATCAATATGTGGACGATTGAGCAGGGCACGAAGAATTTGGTACAGGGCACTGCGACGTACGATTTACCGGACGACACCATTGACTTGCTTGAGCACGTTATAAGAACAGGAGCTGGCAATGTTTCTACGCAAGCTGACCTCACCCTTACACGGATTAGTGTTTCCACCTACGCCACAATCCCAAACAAACTTTCTCAAGCAAGACCGATACAGATTTACATCAGCCGCAACTCTGGAGCCACGTACCCTCCGGGGGGACAACCTGCGGGAACCGACCCCATTACGGGCAACCTCCCACCCCAATTCACAGTTTGGCCTGTCCCTGACCAAGGCACTGAAGCCTCGCCGTACTATCAGGTAGTTTATTGGCGTATGCGCCGAGTACAAGACGCAGGGGATGGGTTGCAGACTCCTGATATGCCGTTCCGTTTCCTTCCCTGTATTACCGCAGGGCTAGCTTATTACATAGCTCAAAAGATTCCTGAAGGCATGGAGCGGCTTCAAATGCTCAAAGCTGCTTACGAAGAGCAGTGGAACTTTGCTGCTGGCGAGGATCGTGAGAAGGCTGCTGTCCGTTTTGTACCCCGCAGGATGTATCTGGGTAATACTGGGAGCTTCTGATGCCTAATCAGTTCGCCTCTGGTAAATGGGCCATTGCACAATGCGATAGGTGTAACTTTCGCTTTAAACTGAAGCAGCTAAAGTCGTTGGTGATTAAGACTAAGAATGTGAACATTCTTGTCTGCCCGGAGTGCTGGGAACCAGATCAGCCACAGTTACAGCTTGGCATGTATCCGGTATATGACCCTCAAGCCATACGTAACCCCCGAGTTGATTCCAATTCATACCGTCAGGCTGGGTTTAATGGCTTGCAGATTGAGCCTGTGAATGATGACTCTAGCATAGACGAGCTAGGTACGATTACAATGGGTAGTCGGATTATTCAGTGGGGGTTCAACCCCGTTGGTGGGTCAAGATTGTTTGATGCTGCGCTTACTCCAAACGATTTAGTAGCGCAGGGTTTGGTTAATTCTGTCACCGTATCGTAGGAGCAAATGATGGATATGAAAGACTTAGCGCAGGACAAAAAGATGATCGCTGGTGCAGTGCACAAGCATGAGAAAGCCAAGCACAAAGGTGCGCCACTGACCAAACTTGCCAAGGGTGGTAAGACCAACGCAAACATGCTGAAGATGGGGCGCAATCTTGCCAAGATTGCTAACCAAAAGAACGCTGTACGGGGGCGATAATGGAAAAGAAAAATGTAAACAAACCCAAACCCGCGCCGACTCCAAAGTCTACGGATGCAAAACCTAAGACTTCCGGCATTAAAATTCGTGGTACTGGGTGTGCAACCAAAGGCGTAATGGCTAGGGGGCCGATGGCGTGAACTATACGGAGTTAAAGAAGGCGATCCGAGGGTATGTCGAGAACGACTTCCCGACGATTACTTTTGCTGATTCGGTTACGACTTATACGTCGGACGATCAACTTGCGACATTTGTTAAGCAGGCTGAGCAGCGAATATTTAACTCCCTTCAACCACCCATATTCCGCAAAAGTGTTATTGGTGTTTTTGATGCGGATAATCCTTATCTCACTTGTCCTACTGACTTTCTTTCTCCCTTCAGTCTTGCTGTAATTAATCTGACGACAGGGCGGCGTGATTTTCTGTTGAATAAAGATGTTGAATTTATTCGTGAGGCATACCCCATTCCCACATCAACAGGTCGCCCTCGTCACTACGCATTATTTGGCCCAATGGTAAACGGTGGTGTTATTACCAATGACATATCAATTATTGTTGGGCCGACTCCAGATTTAAACTATCAAGCTGAGCTCCACTATTTCTACTACCCAGAATCTATCGTTGATGCAGGTACATCATGGCTTGGTAATAACTTTGATACGGTGCTTTTGTATGGCGCACTCCAAGAGGCGTATACATTTATTAAGGCTGAGCCTGACATGCTTGGCAGGATAGACGCGCAGTACAAAGAAGCCCTTGCGCTGTTCAAACAGCTTGGGGATGGTAAAGATCGCCGTGATACTTATCGTGACGTACAAGTACGTTACCCTGTGAGGTAGTATGGCAATCTACCAGACGATGTGCACAAGTTTTAAGGCTGAGGTTGCCAGAGCTTTGCATAATTTCACAGCGAGTACGGGAGATGTTTTTAAGCTTGCCCTCTACACCGCTTCTGCCACCCTCGACGCAACAACTACAGCGTACACATCAGCGGGTGAATCCAGTGGAACCAATTACACGGCTGGCGGCATTTCACTCACAAACGTCACACCGACAACGTCAGGAACAACAGGCTATTGGTCGTTTGATAACGCAACCTTTTCAAATGTTACTCTTTCATGCGCGGGTGCGCTGATCTATAATTCCACCAATCAAAACCGTGCTGTATGTGTTTTGAATTTTGGTACAACTATTGTGAAGTCAGGTTCTGATCTGACGATCACTTTCCCTGCTCCGGGGGCAACGGATGCCGTTTTGAGGATAACCTGATGGCAATGGTATTTACGACCAAAGGTGAGATGGACGAGTCCTTACTTGAAAAAAGGGAAGGGATCGTTGATACTGACAACGAGCACACAACGTGGGTCGAGTATTGGCATAACGGTGAAATGGTGCATCGTTCCGCGCATGTGACGTTGAAAAAGGCATTAGTTTTGTCTGCTGCCGCAGCAAAAATTGGTTAGTTTGAAAGGAACTTGAAATGGCTAATACCCAAGCAATGTGCACTTCGTTCTTGCAGGAGTTAATGCAAGGGCTTCAAGACTTTACGACCAGCACAGGTAATTCGTTTAAAGCAGCGTTGTATGAAGCAACAGCAACCTACAACGCATCGACTACTGCTTATGCAGTGACTAACGAAGTATCTGGAACCAACTACACGGCTGGTGGTGTGGCAGTGACTAACGGAACTTCTCCGCAGTCTACTAATGCTTCGGCAACTGCTGGTGTAGCGTACTGGACCCCTAGTGCTTCGATCACGTATACCAACGTGACGCTGACAACGGCTTTTGATGCGGTGCTTATTTATAACAACACCAACTCAAACCGTGCAGTCAGTGTTCATACGTTTGGTTCGCAGACGATCACGGCTGGTACGTTCACGCTGACAATGCCAACGAACAACACCACTTCTGCTCTGTTGCGTTTGTCCACGACCTAATTTCTTTTTAGGGGTAGCCCGTGGCTAATTTTGGCTGGGGTGATAACCCGTGGGGCTATGACGGTTGGGGTGGCGTTGGTGTTGAAGCGGCACTGACAGGAGTTAGTGCGTCTGGCGCGGTAGGAAGCGTAACTGAGACAAACGCTCCGGCTGAAGATGGTGTAGCTGCTACTGGTGCAGTAGGTTCTGTTGGCGCAACTATTACAGTTGCCCTGACGGGAGTCAGCGCGTCTGGTGCAGTTGGTAGTGTTGTCTTTAATTATCAGTTAGCTGGTGTTGTTGCTTCTGGAACGGTTGGTTCAGTCACAGTTGCCGAACGTCAAATTGCTTTGACGGGTGTTGGAGCCGCAGGTGCAGTTGGTAATGTTCTTTATGCTTTCCCACAAGATATAACAGGCGTTGCTGCAACTAGCGATGTTGGTTTTGTTGGCGTTGCTGTTGATATTGCGCTTTTCGGCGTTGAAGCAGCAGGTGCTGTAGGTGATGTAACTGAAACAAACACACCCACCGAAGATGGCGTTGCAGCCACAGGTTTTGTTGGATCAGTTGGAGCTGAAACTACTGTTGCGCTATCTGGTGTAGAAGCTTCTGGGGCTGTTGGCAGTGTAGCCTTTACTATTCCTGCGGACCTTACAGGTGCCGAAGCATCAGGTGTTGTTGGTACGGTTACTGTTGCCGAAAGAGAGTTAGGGTTAAGTGGTGTTGAGGCTGCGGCTGCGGCTGGTTTTGTTGCTGCACTTTTAGAAGTAGCTATATCTGGTATTGAAGCGGCAGGTGCAGTTGGTGATGTTACAGAAGAAGTAAATCCGACCGAAGAAGGTGTCCTTGCTACTGGACAAGTAGGGGCTGTTGGCGCGACAATCACTGTTAGTTTGTCGGGTGTTGCTGCTACAGGTGAAGTCAGTTCATTAACTGCAATTTCTTCATTTGATTTATCTGGTGTAGCTGGTTCTGGCGCGATTGGTTTGGCGGCTATGATTAACTCTAAAGAGCTAACTGGAAACCAAGCACGGGGAACGGTGGGTAATATTGGCGTATTGTATTGGGGGCTTATTAACAATTACCAAGATGCTCAATGGGAATTGGTTGAAACGGAGTAACAAATGGCAAGTACATATTCAGACCTTAAAATTGAGTTAATTGGTACAGGTGAGCAGTCTGGTGCGTGGGGGACAACGACCAATACCAATTTAGGCACTGCGCTAGGGGAGGCAATTACAGGATCTGCTGACGTATCTTTTTCGAGTGCGGATGTTACTGTAACCTTAACTGATTCTAATGCCGCGCAGACAGCTCGTAATCTCCGTTTAAATTTAACAGGTACTACGGGTGGGGCAAGAAATTTAATTCTTGGTAGTGGGTGTCAGATTGAAAAACTCTATCTGATTAATAATGGTACGGCAGACACCATCACCGTTAAAAACACCACAGGCACGGGGATCGCAGTACCTGCTGGTAAAAGCATGTTTGTGTTTAATAACGGCACTAATGTTGTTGATGCTGTTACCCACCTTACATCATTAACGCTTGGTACAGACCTCGCGGTTGCCGATGGCGGCACTGGGATTTCTTCAGGTACATCCGGCGGGATTTTGTATTTTTCTGCCTCTGGTACTCTCGCCTCTTCCGCTGCCCTTGCTGCGAGTGCAATTGTTTTAGGCGGCGGTGCGGGTACTACTCCTGCCACAACTACCACAGGCACGGGTGTCGTCACAGCCGTAGGTAATGCAGTTAACACCAGCGGGGGTTTAGTTACACAATCAGGAACACTTACCGCTAACAACATTCTACTTGGCGGCGGCGCAAGCACGGCCATTTCTTCATCAAGCCTCTTAGCAACTTCTGCCGCTGTAACTTCTGGTACTTATATCAAAGCAATTGGATATGCCGATACGGTCGTGGCGCTTGGTAATACGGGTACAGCAATCAACTTAGATGTTGTTAGTGGTGGTGTATTTACGGCAACGCTTACAGGAAATGCAACAATTACACTGCGTTATCCGGTGTCTTCCGGGGCGTCCTCGTTTACACTTATTCTAACCAATGATGCAACTCCTGGGCGTACCGTTGCTTGGGCGGGTGGTTCGTTTAAGTTCCCTGGTGGTGCAGCATCCTTGTCTCGCACAACGACAGCTAATGCAGTTGATATTTGGGTCTTCTTCACGCCAGATGGCGGGACGACTTGGTATGGCAATATCGCCATGAAGAATATGACAGCTTAATAGGAGTAAGAAAATGGCTTTAACCGCAGAGCAGCAAGCACAGATTGAATTAGTAGAAGCTACTGATGCAGGTCGCCGCGCCCATGAACAGCAAATGGAAGCAACGCGTCACGCTAACGCCGTGGCTTTGGCCGCAGCACAAGCACAGGCTCAATCACAAGCGCAAATTGCTTCTATTGAAGCAAGTGCTCAATCAAACGCTGATTATCAGGCCAAACAAATCAGGCTTGAGGCAATACGGCTAGCAAAAGAAACGCTCATTGAAAACGCTCGCAGTAAACCTGTAGACGCTCGTGATGTATCAGCGGCTGATGTGCAGGCTTTTGCTCAATCGCTTGTGTCGTACATTAACGGATGATTCAGGGTTTTGCGTATTTCCCTGCCATCGTCTATCGCGATGAGCATCCTGAGTGGGTTGATTATGCGTTAAGAGTGTCTCAAAAATACTTTGACGCGCAAGCCAATCAGGGTGCTTTGTGTCAAACAGGCCATATGGGTAACGATCCTGAGATGAAGTTTTTAACGGATTACTTGCAGTCAACCAGCCATGACATCTTGGCAGGTCAAGGTTATGCAATGGATCGGTATGAACTTTATGTTTCGGGCTTGTGGGGGCAGGAAGTCAGAGGGCATGGCGGCACGAATGTGCATGTGCATAAGCACAGTCAGCTTTGCGGTTGGTTTTTTTTAGAAGCCCCTGAAGGTGGGTCATATCCTGTGTTTTATGACACTCGCGCTAACAAGCAAATGATTGAGCTTGACTTTGCCCCCAGCGATGAAGTGACCAACGCAACTTCAACTGTTCACTTTAACAATATTGCTCCAGGCACTGTGCTACTAGCCAATTCATGGATGCAGCATCAACTCACGCCCAACATGACAGATAAGCCAACTAAGAGTATTCATTTCATCGTTTCGCATAGGGATAAACCATGCAGTACATGCTGACACCTTATGCCGAGCCAACTGAGCCTTTTGCTTGGTGGGAGGGTGCTTTTAATGACCAAGAGCTTGACCAGTTACAAGAGCGAGCCATCAAAGCCGATCAGAGGGCGCAAGTCGGTGGCGGTTCAGATCCAGAGCACTTAGCAAAAATTAGGCGCTCCCATGTGTCGTGGATGGACTGCAATCAAGAAACCAAATGGGTATTCGACAGACTTGCTCATGTTGTGTCGTCTCTTAATTCGCAGTTTTATCGGTTTGATTTAACCGGGTTTGGCGAGCCTTTACAGCTTACAAATTATGATCAGTCCGAGAACGGCATGTATGGTTGGCATCAGGATTATGGGGGCAGGCGTGGCGTCAGTAGAAAGCTTTCAGCGGTGCTTCAGTTGACTGATCCAGCACAATACGAAGGCGGCAATCTTCAAGTGTTAACAGGTGGCAATCCGGTCAATATCAGAAAGCAGCGCGGACTCATTGCGGTGTTTCCATCCTATATCCTTCATCAAGTAACGCCCGTGACTCAAGGCAGCAGACAAAGTCTTGTGACATGGCTTTCAGGACCAGCATTCCGATGAACATAGAGCATAAAGATTTTATTGGTTTATATCGCAGTGTATATCCGCAAGGTTATTGCCAGCATTTGATCAGCGAGTTTGAACGCCTTGTTGAGGGTGGCGCTGGTTACAACAGGCAAGACGGTGAGGGGGCATTAAAGCATCGAAAAGATGATATGCAGCTAGGGTTAAATATTAGAGTGCATCAAGTGCTGCCGTTCCAGAATCATGATTCTGTAGCTTTGTTTTTTGACGGCTTGCAAAAATGTTATGAAGCTTACTCACAAGAGTTTTCTGTATTAAAAGATGCAAAAATATTAGCATCTCATATGAAAATGCAGCGCACTTCTCCTGGTGGCGGCTATCATGTTTGGCATAGTGAGCAAGGCGGGTCATCCCATGCAGAACGCGTTCTCGTTTATATACTTTACCTAAATTCGTTGTTACCCGAAGAAGCTGGAGAAACCGAATTTCTTTATCAACAGCGCCGCATTAAACCAGAAGAAAATTTAATGGTTTTGTGGCCTGCTGCGTACACACATACGCACCGGGGGAATGTTGTTTATGGGCAAAACTGTAAATATATTGTGACAGGATGGTTTTATTATGAATGAAGTCATAACAAGACCTGAACAGTTTGAAAAGTTTGGTTGTGTAATGGTTCAGGAATTTATAGATCCAATAACTACACAAACCATTTCCATGTATTTGGAAAACAAAATACGCCGGGAAGAGTGGAAGCCAAAACCTCACGATCCAACAACACAACTTGCTTATTATGGTGATCCGCTTATTGAAACGGTGCTCTTAAATAGTTTGCCTTTAGTATCAGAAGTTTGTGGCAAGGAGCTTTACCCAACTTATTCTTACATGCGCGTGTATCAGCCTGGAGAAGAACTTGAGCCGCATGTTGATCGGCCGTCATGTGAAATAAGTGTAACAATTAATGTAGCGTCAAAAGGTCGAGCATCACCTATTTGGATGCACTATAAAGACAACGCCCCACATGCTTATACTCTTAATGCTGGGGACGCTGTTGTTTATAAAGGTTGTGAAGCCAAACACTGGCGTGAAACTTTTAAGTCGGACCAACTTAATGTGCAATTTATGTTGCACTATGTTGATAAATTTGGACCTCACGCGGGATGGAAGTTTGATACGCGACCAAATACTGGTTTTCCTTCTGAAACACGGAGATCGTAATGGCTGCTGGAACACCTAAAGTTACAATGTTTGGCGGCGGTCTAGTCCCCGGAGGCAGTCAGACTTTTAATACTTCTGGAACTTTTACGGTTCCGGTTGGTGTTACCAAAATAAATTTGGTAGGCAAAGGAGCTTCTGGTAACGCTGGAAACCCTGGTAACGCAGGAAACCCTGGCAATCCAGGAACGGGTGGTAGCGCTGGAAACCCTGGTAATGCGGGAGGTGCTCGTGCGGGTGCGCCTGGAGGGCGAGGTGGTATAGCAATTATAAGAGGCAACTTTTGCTGCAACCCTTTTGCGACGCCACTTGGACCTCAGCAAAATATAGTTGCTACCCCTGGCGTTGCCGGTAACAACGCCGCTTACAGTTGTCCTGGCTTTATAAATTGTCCAACTTGGAATAGTAATGGCAATCCTGGAAATCCTGGCCCTGCTGGAGCGGCAGGGAACCCAGGCAATGCTGGCACCGCTGGCAATCCCGGAAACGCCGGAGCTTCTACCTCGGGGTTTTGCAAAACATTTCCTGGCGGGAATGGTGGCACGGGAGGTGCGACTGGAGGAAACGGTGGGACAGGGGGCACCGCAGGGAACCCAGGAACTGGGGGGGCAGCAGGGAACCCAGGAACCAAAGGTACGCAAGGATCAAGTCCTCCACCAATTGATGTAAATGTTGCTCGTAATACTTCCCCAGGCTGTCCCTGCGGCAACCCAATCGCAACTCCTGTATTTAATAATTTTTATAATGTATGGCCGGTGACTGCAACGAATGGAGGCGCAGGCGGTAATCAAGCAGGTTCAGGAGCGCCATATTTTGATGGGACAGGATTTCCGGCCGGGAGTGGTTGCTACCCTCAAAGAAATTACGGTTCTCGTGGTGGCGGTGGCGGTGGCGGTGCAGGTCTTTGTAATGCCGGAAATTCTGCAACGCCTGGATCGTATAACCCTACTGGCTTTAATTTTCCACCAGGGCATACAGTTAGGGGTAATGGTGGCACTCCTGGTGGCGGGGCTGGCGGTGGAAGAACAAGTCCATGCCCAGGCTCAGGCGGCAATGATAATGGTTCACCTGTCCCTTGCATATTTAATTCTTGTCCTACCAGATGGCGTGCTGGGGCTGGTGGTGGTGCGGGAGGCGCGGTTCAACTATATAGCGGGGTCCCCGTCGCCTCTTCTCCTAATATGCTTAGAGTAGCGGCCGGCGGTGGTGGTGGCGGTGGCCGTGGCAATTTAGGAAACCCTGGCAGTAGTGGATCGGCTGGCAACCCAGGACCGGCGGGAAATCCAGGCAACGCCGGAGCCGCAGGAAATCCAGGTGCTGCCGCTAACCCAACTTCATTTAACTGCGTGCCTGTTACACCAGGAGCTTCTTATCCGGTTACTGTTAATGGGCAACTTATTGTGTCTTGGAATCCGCAATGAAAAAATCTCTTGTTAAGAAACATACTGACTTGCTTCATGCACAAGATCTTGAATCGCAACTCAATCGCGCAAGATCAATAACGGTAGGAACAGCGTTTGGGGGCACTACCGAGATAAGCATGCGATCTAATGCTGGGAATGTGTTGTATTCAATTATGCAGCCAGTAGAAGTTATTGAGCTTATTCACCAATTAGCAGCAAATGTTGGGTGCCATATTTTAGTAAAACCAAGAGATGACTTTTCAAGTTGGCGTGAATGGCGCGTTAGTCAGGCTGAGAAAAAGCACCTAAATGGGCATGCGCCATTTGTTAATGATATGGCAGTTTTCCAGCAGCTAGGGGCTTCTGGGTTTAATCAAGCAGAGGCCGAGGCCACAATTGCTCGCAACTTAAACCAAGAAGAGTATGAATATGTAAACGGCAGTGCTCGTATTAAGGAACCTACAAATGAACCTATGGCAACTAAAAAAACTGTCAACCGGCGAACCACTAAACGAGCCTCAGCCACTGCCTGAAAATTGGGGGCCGATATTCGGTCTTCATGGCTTTGCGGATCGACTTGGTGACTTGTCATGGCTAGGTGAAGCCTATAACGACCAGGGCTGGGTGCAGGTTGGCGAAGCGCCACCCCCTCCGGCAGTAGCAACCAAAGCGCAGCTTGAGTGGGACCGCGCTAAGAAAATGCTGCAAGAGTCGGATTGGTCGATGCTGCCTGATGTGCCGATGACTGCTGGCGCTAAAGCCGCATGGATTGAGTATCGCCGTGCGTTGCGTGAGATTCGACTGCAAGCAGGGTTTCCTGACAGCATCGTTTGGCCCGCTCGTCCTGAGTGAAGCATTACAAAATTCGGTTTAACAAAAGCCGAGGTCAACCAGGGCGAGGAACCATAGAGCATGTCTGGCGAGTTTTTGAAGATGGGCGCGAACACCTTGCACGGCACTTACAAATCCGAGTGCCGACTTGGAGCGAGTTGGATGCCAATGGTCAGGACTACAACATTGCCTGCCGAGGCAAGATGCTTTGGTTTGCCGACACAGATACAGCGGTGATTATTGATGAATAGAACTTGTGACGGATGTTCAGAGTGCTGTAAAGGTTGGCTTAGGGGTCATGCAATGGGGCATGACTTTTACCCTGGCAAGAAGTGCTACTACCTGCAAAAAACATGCTCGATCTATGAAAACCGTCCGATTGATCCGTGCAAAAGTTATAAATGCCACTGGCTAGCTACTGATGATTTACCCATGTGGATGCGACCCGACTTAAGCAATGCCCTAGTCACACAAAGAAGCAATAACGGGCACTCATGGTTGGAAGTTGCAGAATGCGGTAGCAAAATGGATTCTGAAGTCCTGTCATGGCTTGTCATTTGGGCCTTGAATCAAGGCAAAAACCTGAAGTATCAAATCAATGGTGGCTGGAGCAAAATAGGCTCTAAAGAGTTTCTGGAGGCGCAGGTGTGATGGAAGATAAAGCTCACGAATTAGCGGTTCTCAAAGCGCAAGCTAGAATCAAGCTAGAGGAACTCAAGGCTCAGGACTCAGCCAAAGAAGTTGCTGGCAAAGCGATTGGCGAAGATGGGCTGCTTTACATCTTCCTGATCGTACTCGTGGGTGTTGGCGCGTCCCTCTTTTTAGATGGTGAAAAAATCGCGGCTGTGATGGGTCTTCTTGGCGCTTCACTTACTGCACTTATTCAAATGCTGAATGGCATCGCTGGCACTGCTGCAAAGCAGGAAAAGCCCGAATTTGATGTCATCAAAGACTTGATTCATCGCCTTGACAAACTAGACCGTGCCGAGCCACCTATGCAAGTGGATGTTGAAGGCTCCAAGGTTACGGTCAAAAAGGGTGCTGACATCGTAACGGCTAAGGGGTAATTATGTTTGAGCTACTCGGCGGCGGTCTTCTCGGTTCAATCTTCGGCGGCTTGTTCAGGCTTGCTCCTGAAGTGCTCAAGTTCCTTGATAAGAAGAACGAGCGCCAGCATGAACTCAGCATGTTCCAACTTCAAACCGACCTCGAAAAAATGAGGGGCGAGTTCAAGATGGAGGAGAAGTATGTTGACTACTCTATCCAGCAGATGGACACGATTAAAGAGGCATTTAAGGAGCAGGCCCAAACCGCAAAAGAGGCTGGCTGGTTCGCTAGCTTTGTCACTGCTATTACCCGCCCCGGTCTTACTTGGATTGCATTTGGCGTATATGTGGCTGTCAAAGCTGCTGGCCTAACGATTGCTTTTCAGACCAACGCAAACTGGGCTGAAGTTTTAACCAAGAGCTACGACGAAGATGACTTTGCCATGCTCAACATGATGCTCACTTTTTGGTTTGTTGGCCGCAGTATTGAGAAGTACAACAAATCGTGAATGAAGCCAAGAAGCTTTGCAAGGATGTACTGATCAAGCCCTTTGAGGGACTTGCAAAGCGTCTGCCTGATGGCCGTGTGACGGCTTATCCCGACCCTGGTACGCGTGGTCATCCATGGACCATAGGCTGGGGTGCTACAGGCCCCGAGATCAATCCCGGTACGGTGTGGACCATTGAGCAGTGTGAGGACGCGCTAGATCATCATGTTGAGTATTTTGTCCGAGGTCTGGTAAAGCTTTCCCCAAAGATTCAAACCGCGCTACCGCGACGCATTGCCGCCGTGACAAGCTGGGTCTACAATTGTGGCCTAGGGAACTATCGGGTTTCCACGTTCAAGAAACGTATTGATGCAGGGGACTGGGATGGTGCAGCAGACCAATGTATGCTCTGGAATAAAGCTGCCGGTCGAGTTCTCCCCGGTCTTACGCGCCGCCGTGCAGCAGAAGCTGCCTTAATGAGGTGATTGATGTCACTTAAAAAGATTTTGCTAAAGCCGGGGGTTAATAAAGAAAACACCCGCTATACCAACGAGAACGGTTGGTACATCAGCGACAAAGTTCGTTTTCGCCAAGGCACTCCTGAAAAAATTGGTGGCTGGGCGCGAATATCATCCAATACGTTTTTAGGCGTGTGCCGTTCGTTGTGGAATTGGGTGACGTTGGGGTTTCAAAACCTCATGGGGGTCGGGACTAATCTAAAGTATTACATTGAGCGTGGGGGCGACTATATTGACATAACCCCAATTCGCAGCACGGTAACGATTAATACTGACCCATTTGCGCTCACTGCGTCTACCACGGTAACAGTAACTGATACAGCTCATGGTTGTATTACAGGTGATTTTGTTACGTTTAGCGGTGCGGTGGATATTGGTGGTGGGGGTACAAACGTCACGGCAGCGGTGCTTAATCAAGAGTTCCAAGTTACAGTTGTTGATGCTAATACTTACACTATTACTATTTCTGTTACACCTAATGCCACAGCTATAGCTGCTTCTCCGGGGGGTGGGGCTTCTGTTGTAGCGGCTTACCAATTAAATGTTGGGCCTGATATTCAAATACCTATAACAGGTTGGGGCGGCGGTGGTTGGGGGCTTGGGACATGGGGTTTTGGCGTTACAGGCATTTCTTCTTTACGTTTGTGGTCTGCCAGTAATTGGGGAGAAGATCTTGTTTTTGGGCCTCGTGGTGGGGGGCTGTACTATTGGGATGCAGGCAATCTCTCCACTTCTCCTGTTGGCCGAGGAGTAAACGTCAACACGCTTGGGGGCACGGTAACTTTTACCATTGCTAATCCCTGCGTAGCTACGTTTTCAGTGCTGCTTGCTGAAGGCACAGCCGTACAGTTTTCTACAACGGGTGCACTACCAACAAATCTGTCTACAGGCACAACTTACTATTTGCGTAATGTTGATGGGGCAACGGCAAACCTTTCAGCTACACCGGCAGGCTCGCTTATTATTACATCAGGCACACAGTCTGGCACACAGAGCGTTAGTCTTTTAGAAGATGTACCTACTTTACAAAACTACATTCTTGTATCAGACACTTCTCGGTTTGTATTGCTCTTTGGTACAACAGACTATGGTAGTGCAACCCTTGACCCTATGCTTATTCGGTGGTCAAACCAAGAGTCGGTTGTGGATTGGGTGCCTTCTTCACTTAACCAAGCAGGGTCTGTACGGCTATCCCACGGTTCGGAAATTATTACAGCGCTACAAACCCGTCAAGAAATTGTGGTGTGGACTGACTCGTCTATTTATTCACTTCAGTATGTTGGTGCGCCGGTTGTTTGGTCTTCGCAGTTACTAGGGGACAACATATCGATTATCAGCGAGAACGCTGCGGCTATTGCTTCCGGTATTGTGTTTTGGATGGGGGTCGATAAGTTTTACCGCTACGACGGTCGAGTGCAAACACTTCGTTGTGATCTTCGTCGGCATGTATTTAGCAACATAAATTTAGATCAGCTATCGCAAACATTTGCTGGCACTAATGAAGGGTTCAATGAAGTCTGGTGGTTTTATTGCACGGCTGGATCATACACTGTTAATGCTTATGTGGTTTACAACTACGCCGAAGATATTTGGTACTACGGCTCACTAGCACGTACGGCTTGGAGTGACTCCGGGTTGAGGGATTATCCCGTTGCTGCTACTTACAGCTATAACCTTGTTAACCATGAAGAAGGTATTGACGACAACCAGACAGGTACTCCCACGGCTATTGAAGCTTACATTGAGTCTGCCGAGTTTGACATCGACGACGGTGAAAAGTTCGGGTTTGTATGGCGCATGGTGCCGGATTTGACGTTTGAAGGATCGACTGCTGGTACGCCTCAAGTCACGATGACCATGTACGGCATGAATGGTTCAGGGTCTGGGTTTAACACCGAGGCTTCTAAAGCAGTCGCCCGCACGTCAACCGTCACCATTGAGCAATTTACCAATATTGTTTACACCCGCATCCGTGGCCGACAGATGATTATGAAGATTGCCTCTGATGGCTTGGGTACAACGTGGCAGCTTGGCGCACCCCGTATCGATATTAGGCCGGATGGACGTAGATGAGTCTTATCCAGCACCCTGCTTCGCCTAACTTACCTCTTGCCCCCAGAGAGTACGAAGCGGTTTACCAAGAGCAGTTTAATAACATCTTGCGTCTGTACTTCAACAGACTCAACAACAATCTGCTTACTTTGTTTGGCAACTACGGGGGTCGAGTTTTAGACTTCCCGCATGGGTCGTTCTATGATGTTGGCAATCAAGTTGCGGTATCTACCACTGTCGCTTACCCCGTTAGGCTTAACGTCACTGCCTATTCCAATGCAGTTAGGGTGGTTGACAACACCAAAATAACTTTTACTTACCCCGGTACATACAACATTCAGTTCAGTATTCAGATGGCTAACTACGATAACGCCGAACAGGATATTGACATTTGGTTTGCCAAGAACGGTACAAACATTCCTGACTCAAGCAGTCGGTTTGGGCAGGATCCGAGAAAAAGCGCAGGGGTGCCTTCACACATTATTGGCACGGTTAACTTGTTTGTGGATGTGCTAGCCGACGACTATGTTGAGTTGTACTGGCGCACCAGCGATCTTGACACTTACATTCAATATTACGCTCCGAGCACTTCTCCTACCCGCCCCTCTATACCTTCGGTCATTCTCACAGTATTATTCGTGTCAGCATCGACCACGGCTGTAAGTAACGTCCTGTCTGTAGGGCTGTCGGGGGTATCTGCCACTGGTGCAAAAGGCACCGTAACTCCTTAATTAGGTTGGATTCATTATGACAACCACAGCTAGAAATTTAGGCCCAGGCATAAACCTACTTAACCCCTTTGTTGGAGTGTCAGACTATGGCACAAAAACTGTTCAAGTAACCCCTGGTGGAGGCGAAGAAGCCCCTTATGATGAAACCAAACCAAGAGATGCTTACGACTACTTAATTGATAAGTTACTAAAGGAAGGTAAAAACAACCCCCTTTATGATCTGTTTATTGGGGACAAAGGCAAGCTTCATACCGACACTTATGTAACAGAAACAAAGACACCTGATGGCAAACGTATGTTTACGATTGCAGGAAAAACAGGTGGGCCTAATCGTGAACGATACGTTAATACTTTTGTTGAAGATAACAAAGGCAATCTTGTTCCTATGGGGCAAGGTGAATATTACAAAGGAAGTTTGTCTAGCCTTGACAGGTTTGTAAATGATGCGGCTAAAGCCGCTGCCGCTGCCGCCGCTATTTATTTTGGGGGTCCAATTGTAATGGAAGCCCTTGGCGCAACTGGCGCAGGAACTGGTGCTGTCGCTGCTGGAGAAGGTGTTCTTGCTGGTACTACCGCAGCCGATATTATGGCTGCGACTGAGGCACTGGAAGCAGCAGGGGCTGCAACGCTTGGAGGTAGTGCGGGACTTCCAACTGCTTTAGGTGCTTCTGAACTTGCTGCGGCTGGGGCTGGGGCGGGTGTTCCGGCTGCTTTAGGTAGTGCTGCACCTGCTTCTGTAACGGTTGCGGGTTCTTCTTTACCTGCTGCTACTTCAATCACACCTGGACTTGCTGCGGCTGGGGTTTTAGGCGGGGCTGCTTTGGCAGGTGGTGCAAGCGGAACAACTCCAGACGTTGTAGATGAATACAACGTCACAGGTGGACAAGGAACTCAAATTCCAGGGGGTGGAAGTTTAGGTGCTCCCGCAACCGTCGCAACCACTGCTGCGGGAGCTTCAATCCTAAAACAGCTAGCTGATGCCACTGGGCTTAGCGAAGATACTTTAAGGTCAATTCTAAAAGGTGGTGCTGGTTTACTTACTGGGTATGCTAGTTACAGAGATGCTGAAGCTGCGCGTGAAGCCGCAAGAGGCAAACCATTTAAAAGTAGCTCTGGGTATCAAGCAGTCACAGGTGCAGGTGGCGTTACTGGGTTTAAGAAAGCTGCGTCTGGTGGGATAATTAGTTTGCAAGGTGGTGGTGGGGTTAGCTCATTGACACCCGTAGTAAATGATCCTATCGCGTATATGAATGATGTTTCAAACGCGTTGTTGACTATGCAGGAGGGTAGGCTACGTGACCCAAAACTTTACGAAACCGTGCTTAGTGGGATGAACCTTAGAAACACAGATAAGTTATTTAACGAAATAGCACGTAATCCTGACGAACTAAGCGACCGCGATTATTATTTAATGGAAGCTTTTGGGCTTCCCGCATTGGCGTCAATGCCGCCTTCAGATTCGTTGGTATCCGCCGTAGACCGTATTCGTGGGCTATCAGATTCAGCTTCTACCCCAACCCCTTCTCAGATTTCTATGTATGAGGCAAATGAGCTTTATGCTCCAGGAGGGCAAGGAGTTTTTGATTCTGGGAGTGCTGCGCTCTCCCCATCTAAAGATTATGGGGACGCGTTTTCAGAAGAATACAACCCTACGCTTGAAAAAATGATGCGGGAGTTTGAAAAAACAGGGCACATAAGTGGAGTTGACAGTACGGCTGAGGACGAAGAAGGACTTGGTTCAAGTTACTCTGGTTTAATGGCGCTACTAGCTCCCAAAATGGGAGAAGATGTTACCCAAATGCGAGCTTCTGGAGGTGGAATTGGGTCATTGGAAATGGCGAGGGGAGGACGTGCACTACCACCACGATACCTCGACGGACACTCAGATGGCATGGCAGACAAAGTCCCTGCACACATTGACAATAAAAGACCTGCTGCACTTTCTGATGGTGAGTTTGTTATTCCTGCTGATGTTGTTAGTCATCTTGGGAATGGGAATTCTAACGCAGGTGCGAAACGTCTTTACAAAATGATGGATCGTATTCGTGCTGCACGAACAGGTAACCGTAAACAGGGTAGACAGATTAACCCTGATAAATTTTTGCCGAGGTAATCATGGCTATTGATATTGCAGGATTAAAAGCAGCCGCCGCTGGTTCTGAAGGCGATAAAATTAATTGGTACGCTAGTCAGCTTAGAGCTGGGTATACCGATGCTGAAATCACTGCTGCTGTTGATAGAGCTTTAGGCACTTCGTACGCTACCGCAAAAGCAGGTACGGAAGAAGCAGAAGAATGGAATTATCTCCAAGATAAAGCCGCTGAGCAAATAATTAAAGGAATAAAAGACAGCACTTCTGCTAAAGAAAAAGCTATTGCTTATAATCAGCTATATCAGGGGGCTGGACTTACTAATGATGAAATTCAACAAAATATTAGAGAAATTTTAGGTCAGCCAGATCCTGCTCACATGCGAGCACTGCTTGGTATGGCAGGGGCAAGACGCGCAGCACAGTTAACCACAGGTGCTGAAAAAGCCGACTACGTAAAACAGATGATCGCGGCAGGGTATAAACCTGAAGAAATTCAAAGCTATATAAATACAGCCGTAGGTCAGCAAACTCCCGAATATATGGCTGAGTTATTTAGACTTGCTGGGGTGAAATTACCGGGGGCAGAGCAACCTTTTAAACCTGTTGTTGGTGGCACTGGAGTATCTATTTCAGGTGAATCTGGACTTCGTGAAGGTTACACCGACTACGTTCAGGATTATCTGCAACGGATGTCTGCGCTTTTAGCACGACGTAATGTAGACCCAACGACAAATCAACCCACATATACAGGCCCACAGTTTGGTGGTACAGGTGCAGGGGGTTACGGCACAGAAACCGCACAAACGCTAGAAGACATTCAAGGCCAGCGTGAATCCATGATGGGGTTGAAGGAAGACAAATCTTCTATGTTCACACCTTTTAAATATTCTTTTACGCCTAAGTCTTTCACGACTCAATCTGCCGCATCGGGCGGCATTATGTCGTTGATTGAAGGGTATCAAGCAGGTGGGAATGTTAGTGGTGGATCAACCGGGAATATGCAGGGTAATCAGGTAGTGCCCTCGACTTTTGATGCGCCGGATGCTTTTTCACCAACTACGTATTCTTCCACTTACACTGCGCCAACTACCACATACACCGGCCCCGGTGCTACAGGTATTACAACCGATACGTTTGATCAAGCTGCGTTAGATCGTTTTATTAATCCTTACACATCTTCAGTCACTGACCCTCAAGTTCGTGAAGCCAAACGTCAAGCGCAGCTAGCCTCTCAAGCGCAAGCAGCAAAATTTACGCAAGCTGGTGCGTTTGGGGGGACTAGAAATATTTTGTCCGAAAACGAGATAGGCAGAAACCTTGCCACACAGATCGGTGATATTACTGGGCGTGGGCAAAAAGAAGCCTATGACGCTGCACTTCGCGCATTTGAAGCTGAGCAGGGGCGTAAGTTAACCGCAGGTGTTGAAAGCGAAAGAGCAAGGCAAGAAGCTGGCAGACAAGCATTAACAGGTGCTGCAACCGCAGGGCAACTTGGGCTAGATGCTTCCAAACTGACTGAACAATCAAAACAATTTGGTGCTACTTACGGCTTACAAACAGAACAGTCGGCTGCACAGTACGACCAACAAGCTCGTGAACTTCAACAACGCGCCGAGGAAGCGCAGGCTAGAGGCGATCAGTTTGCAGCTAATCTTGCACTGCAACAACTCCAAGAAGCCCAACGCGCTGCTGAAGTTGCGCGTCAGTTTGAATACACACAAGCGCGTGATACATACTTAGATCCGTTCCGTGAGCTTAGTTACGCAAATCAGTTGTTATCAGGTCTGCCAATTAAAGCTGGAGACACAGGAATTAGTCCGTTAGCCGAAGCTCTTGCGGGTGGTGCTGGTGGGGCTTCGTTAGTTAACAGTATTATTGGTAACCCAACTTATTTAGCGGATCTTAAAAAAGCTCTTGGGATTCCCCCTGGTTAATAGGTGACTGCTATGCCGATTCCATTCCCACCCGACGGACCCCAAGTTCAGGCAGCAATGTCTAAGATGCCTGGGGGTGTGTTGCAAAATTATGCAGCGGGTACACCTGCACAACCAACAGGACAAGTTACACCTGGACCACTGGGCTCAGCCGCAGGTGCTTTAAATGCTCGCGGAGCTATGGGTGCGGCTAGTCAGCGCCAAAGCGCTATGAACAATAAAATTAGTAACTCAACCGTCTTCCAACAGAAAGATATGGAGCTTGCCCAGAAAGCCCAGCAGCTTCAGCAAAAAGAACAGCAGCTTGGTGTGCTCGGCGCACTCATGGCTAAAAAAGCTCAGGACATGCAAGCTCGTGAATCGATGGGCGTGGCCAACCTACCCATACGTCCTGATATGTTTACTGCGATGGATGGTGGGATTGTATTTGCTCATGGTGGTGGAGTTGAAGGGTACGCTCGGCGTGGGTTAGTGCAAGACCTTGGAATGATAAGCCCGCTTCGTGAAGATCGAATGGCGGAAGGGTTTACTGAACGCGAAGTAACGGATAGGGCGAGTAGCGAAGAAGAGGAAGAAGATCCGCGAGATGTAACGATTGCTAGAATGAGAAAAGGCGTAGTAGACCTTGAAGATGCTGCGAGGGCGGCACGCCTTTCTCCTGAAGAAAAGAAGCGGCGTTTAGAAGAATCCACAGCAGAAGATAAAGCGCTGTACGAAAAGTACAAAAAAGGGGTTGCTGGATTAGACGAACAAATGGTTAAAGCCATGCTCGGTAAAGAACCCGACATGCTATCTGGCATTATTTCTGGCATTCCTACGGAACGTGGGCGTAGGGTTTCAGATGTAATCCTTGGTATGGCTAAAGGTGTAAACGCTCAACAAGCAGCTTATGGGGATCGTGCTAGTAAAGCAGCTATGTATATGGCAGAAGCCAAGCGCAAACAAGCGCTTGCTGATTTTGAAGAAGAACGTGGTCGGCCCGAACGCGCTAAGAAACTTGTTGCCGACGCAGAGTCTGATTTGGCTAAAGCTTATGAAATACAAAGTGGTGTTATTAAAACAGGTATTAAAACTGAGACAGATATTGCAGGACTGCAAAATAAAGAAGAGCTTGCTCGTGAACGACTTAGAGCAAGGGAGCAACTAGCGGAAGCTGATAGAAGGTCTAGAGAAAAACTAGCGGACGCTAGAAACGAAATTTTATTGGCAAGAGTAAACGCTGAATTAGCAAGAGCTGGGGCTGGTGGCAAAACGGATTTACAAACCCGCGCTGCTGTTTCTTACAATGTGCTAAAAGAAGAAAACGATAAACTTCCTCAAAACCAAAGAAAGTCTGAAGCAAAACTAAGAGACGAGGCGTTTACACTAGCAGAAACCGCACTACTTGGATCTAGGCGTATAAGCGCACAAGCAAGTATGCTACGTGCTGACATTTCAGGTGCAAAGACTTTAACTGAGGCGATGGCTAAACTAAAGTATGACCCCATGTACATAGAAGCCGATGCTTTAACTAAAAGGCAAATGGAAGATGAAGTACGTGCAAGGTTCCCATCTAGTGGCGCTACGCCTCCCGGTGCTATACCCTATCCACAAAGTCCACAAAGAAACGCTCCACCTCCACCCCCCGGATTTGTCCCTAACTCGCGCTAAAAACTATGGCACTTCAAACAGCTACTAACCCCCAAACTGGGGAAAGCGTTGCGCTGGTTGGTAACCAATGGGTGCCCATAACTCAAACAGCTACTAACCCAAAAACCGGGGCAAAAGCCTATTTGGTTAACAACGAATGGATGGTGGATGAAGCCATTGCAAAACCCACTACGCCGACTACGTCTGCTCCGGCAGAAACTAAAGCAAGACCTGAAACTGTTACATCCGCTACGGATGAGTTTTCTGCGTTTATGCCTGCAATATCTGATGAACCTGCGTATCGCAGTGTTATGGAAGGCGCATATTTCACACCAAAAGAAAAACAAACAGAAATTGGAAAACGTCTTGGTTTAGGTGCGGGGCCGATAAGCACTTCTACAGTGCAAAAAGCGGCTGATGTACGCGCAGGTAAGGCGCCCCCAACTGAATCTGTAGTTGCTAAAGTAGCAGCGGCTTTAGAAGAACAACAAGCTCCATCCCTTGAAGAAATGCTGTACAAGCAAGGGGCAGCAGATAGGGAACGATTGGTACAAAAACAACTTGAGACAAGGGATCGTCGTAAATTTGCAGAAGACTACCCAATTCTTGCATCAGCAGGAGCTGGTGCTGCATCAAATATTGTTGGTTTGCTTAATGCCAAAAACGTATTAGCTGACGGATTTAACGTCACTTTTGTAAACCCTTTGTTACAAGGGTTAGGGTTAGATCCTTTACCTTCTACGGGTAAAGCGTTTGGTACTGAGTATTTTGATAAAGCAGCTAAAGACTACACACCTAAAATTGCCAAAAAAGAATTAGGTGAAGCTTGGAAAGAAAGCCAGTTTGCTCCGTGGTTAATGTCTAAGCTTGCGTCAAATTCAGTATCAATAGCGCAATCACTAACTGCTGCGTTTTCTTTACCTTTAAGAGCTGTTTTGCTACCTAGCATGGGTTTGCAGACTGCTGGGTCTAGTTACGCAGAGGGGGATGACCCAAGAGTTGCTTTAGCAAAAGGTCTTGTCGAAGTCGGTACAGAAATGCTGCCGTTAAAAGCTTTTGACAAAATTACTGACACTTTGAAAGGTATGTCTGTAGCAAAACAAAACGCTGTTTTGGCTGTAGCAGGTAAAAGATTATTGCAAGCAGGCGGGGCAATTACAGTAAACGGACTTGTAAACGCAATCGAAGAAACTGCCGCGCAACTTGGGGGTAACGTATTAGATAAGTATTTTCAAGGTAAACAAATTGAATTAGACAAGGGGCTTGCTGAAGCTGCGATAGTTGGTGCAGCTTCCGGTAAAGTCATGTCTATTCCCCATGTTGCGGGTATAGCCACGGGTGCATATGAACCAAACATACAGGCGCAAAGATTACTAAGAGATGTATTAGAAGGTGGGCAGTTTACTAAAGAAGGTGCGGATGCTGAGATCGCTGAAACCCTTAGAGCTGCTCCTACCACAAGCAGAAGAATTAGTCCTGTTGCAACCACCATAGCGGCAGCAGAAGCTGAACGACTAAAACAAAAACCTATTACACCTGTAGACTTAGAAGTACAAGGCACCGCAGCCGACTTAGAGCGCAAAGAACCAAAACTTACAACTGACGTTGCTCCACCAGAGCGTAAAGAGCGTACGCTTGATGCGGAACTAACCAAAGAGCAACAAATAAATGTTTTAACTCAGCAGCTTGTTCAGACCCGTGGAATGGCTGAAGAGGATGCGCGTAAGATCGCAACCATGCGAGTGCTTGCATCAGAAGTAGAGGCTCAGAGGCGTGCGGCTGAAGCGGAAGAAGAAAGAAAAGCAAAGCTACGTGAAGGGTTGGTTATACCTGACGACGACCCAAGAGTGCAGGCTTATGCTGGAGAACTACTTGACAATAATGTCGTTAGCACTAAAGCTGAGGCTATTGCGTTAGCCAAAAAACGGGTCGCTGATGAGGAGGCCGCAGATGCAGAAGATGTTACTGAGCCTCCCGTTGCAGGAGGTGGAGAGGGCGTTTCAGTTTCTGGCGGACCCTCTGGAGGAGCACCCACCGAAGGAGCTGCACCATCTATCGACACAGGAGTGGCAGGCACTGAGCTTCCTGCTGAACCAACTGTACCACGAGAAGAGCCTCCACCTGCTGAATTAAAACTTGCACGCGATACGCTATACGACCAAGCAAAAAATTTAGTAATTGAAAGCCAGCGAGCAAGTGTTTCATTAATTCAACGTGAGTTAAGAGTTGGATACAACCGCGCACAACGCATTCTTGAGCAGTTAGAAGCAGAAGGTGTAGTTTCCGCAAAAGATGCCAATCGTGTCCGTTCAGTTTTAATTGAAAAACCAACGCCTAAAGAGGAAGCCCCCAGTGTCACTGCGCCCACAGAAACCGTCGAAGCAGAAGAAACGCGAGCAGCAGCGCCTGTTGAAGGAGCAGAAGTGGCAGAACCTGCCGCAGAAACTCCTAGAACCAAGGCTATCAAACGACTTTCAGAGCTTACAGAAGAAGCTAGGAAACTAGAATCAGACAAACTTACGGGTTTTGCCAATGAGATCGACCCAGAAGTAAACAAAGAAACGATAGCCAACTACGCTGATGAAGACCTTGACGAATTAGTAAAAGATATTGAACGGCAAGTTGCTCGGCAAAAACGAGGCGCAGCAACATTTGATCTTTTTCCTGTTTTAACAGGTGATGGTTTTATTACATATGTAGATAACGACGAAATAGCAGCAGCGTATGGTAAAGAAAATAAACCCCCAGAATTAGAACAAGTTGATTTTGAAAATCTGTTGATTGCGCCGACTATGAACCAAGCTAAGGTAAAGCTTGGTCTGCCCGAATCGGCAAAAATGTCTACCTTGATGCAAACTGCATCTGATAAGGGGTATGACGGTATTACGTTTAAAAGCTCAACAGGTCAGCAATATTTATTTTTCCCATATCAACGTCCATTTGAAAGTGCAAGCCCTTCGACTGCATTAAGTGGTGCGCCTGTTAATGAGCGCCTAAACAAAGTTAGCAATGCTGTTCAAGCTTTGACCGTTGTTGCACAAACAGGGGATGACTTACAAAAAGCATTGGCTAACAGATTTAAGTCTGTAGCTACGAACGTGCCTGTTGTTGTGCTTGAACAAAACACGCCGCTGCCAAAACAGATTGCAGACAACAAAGCTTTGAAAGATAGTTGGGATGTTGCTAACGCTATGTACGTTGGTCCAGCGTATGGTCAGCCGACTATATATTTACGTGGTGCTTCGTTTGGTGACCAGCAAAGTGTCAACAATGTAGATGTGCTGCACGAGAGTGCTCACGCTGCGCTTGATAAAAAGCTAATCACTGCCGAGAACATGGCAGAAACCCAGGGTGTTGTTACTGGGGTGAGTAAAGATCCGCTAGTACAGGGGTACATGGAGCTACAAGAAACAATGATGCTTGCTCAGCAAGCATACGACGAAGCAGTAAAAAACAACACAATTGACCCCCAAGTGCTTGAGCTTGGCGAAACACTTAACGTATTCAATAGCCCCCGTGAGTTTGCAGCCTACGGCACATCTAATCCGTATTTTGTTAAGTTTCTTAAGTCGGTAAAAACGCCAGATAAGTACAGCTCAACAGGTCGGGACAAGACACTGTTTACTAAGTTTGTTGAAGCTGTTCGCAAGATTCTTGGGCTTGCACCCAACCAATTCAATGCGCTTTCTGATTTGTTTGACATTACCGACAGGATTGCATCCATGCAGGTTCGGCCTGCACAAGAAGTTATTGGCCTGCGCGGTAGGCAGCTTAAGACTGCTAAAGAACGCCAAGAGCAACAGAAACCATCGTTGGCTGCAAAGAAACCCGTTTCACAAACACTAACAGCTACGCCTTCTGCAAATGTAAAACGCATGGCAAAAATGTTGGGCGCTAAACTTTATGGCACTCCAGACAAGATAGCTGAAGTGTCAATTAAAGAGCTGTTTCAAAATTCTTTTGACGCAATTAAAGGTGGTTTTGAAGAAGGACTTCAAACAACGGGCGATATAAAAATAAAAATAGATGAAAAGGATAGGTCTGTTACCATTATTGATGACGGCCCTGGTATGCCAGCTAGCGTTATGGGCAATCAATTTTTACAAATTGCTGGAACTGTAAAAAAGACAAAACGTGCGTCCGGTGGGCTGGGCGTTGCAAAGATGTTGTTTTTGTTTGAAAACAAAGAATTAGAAGTATTGTCTTTAAACAATGGCGAGATAGCTCGTATGGTTACCAGTGGAGAGGAGCTTAAAGAATCATTTGACGACCCCAGCAAATCTCCTAAAATTGAAATTACTTCTGACCCCAAAGTTGTTAAACAATACACAAAATCAACATTTCCTGAAGGGCACGGTACGTTAATACGTGTTGTAATTCCTGAAAATTATCTTGACGAATCAACTGGGGAAACTAAAGATATACCATTTAATACATGGGATTTAACACATAGTCAATCTCTTCAACACAGCCCGTTATTTGAAAATATTAATGTGCTGCTAGACCGAGGCTATGGTTACGACACACTTCCGTTAGGTAATAATTTTCCAATAGATGACTATACTGTCTTTTCTAAAGTTAAATTTAATTGGGGTGAAGCACGTATTTATATATCAAAAGACGAATTATTTTACGCGCCTTTTGAAAATACTTACATATTATCAAACGGCATATATCAGTTTGGTACTTCAATTAAAGATAAACCTGGGTTTGGCGCAAAAAATATTAAAAGAAATTTTTACATTGACGTATCGCCTAATGAAAATGTAAAACCAGAAGACCCTGGCTACCCATTTGATTTAAATAGACAAAGATTTTCTCCCGTTGCTCAAAAAGATTTTGATAATATTTTTAAATACGTAACTCTTACGTTTGCCCAAGCTGAGTATGGTAAAGATGTACAAAGTTTTGGGGTGGTGCAGTACATAGAACCTGACGGTAAATTAAGTCCTTCTGAAGAGCTTAGACCTGAAATACCACCAGCCCCAACTGGGCTTACGCTTATTAAACCTACAGACAAGGTAGAAGTTAAAGACGGGATAATGTACGTAAATAATAGGCAAATTCCAGAGCTGTCTGTGGATGATCTGTCTAAAGTTAAAATAGAAATTGACGAACTTAAAATCCCGCAAGATAAAATTGATTCCACACGGGTTATGGTTCACGATAACCTTGTTAAAACATTAAGCGCGGATGAACTAGACGCTTCATCCATACCTCGGACAGACGTTGTTAGTTACGAAAAAGACGACACTGGAGTTATAACTGCGGGTAAAGTGCCGTTTACTGCAATAGCACGAGAAAAATTTGGTTCTCGGTTTGACGCTTACTTAAAAGAAGTAGGCGACATATTTATGCAGTTGCGCGAAGTATTGGTAATGTCTGACCCAAGCTATGCCAATTTAGAAAAAGAAGCAATCGGTGTAAGTTTTGATAAAGAATATCTTGGGGTAAGCATACGTGTCCCGTTTAGTGGGTCTTTCTTAAACCCTGCGTCTACGGATCTAGCGGATAAAGGAACACCTGCTCAAATTGCTGTGTCCATGATTGGCACGATGATCCATGAGCTAGCACATTTTAAAATACGTAATCATGGTTCAGATTTTGCTAAGGAAATGCAACGCGACATTATGTATTTAGAGACGATGCCTGGGTTTGATCTGGCAGACGTAAAGAACAGCTTTGCCAAGTTTTTAGCCAAGAACATGGACATTTATCAGTTCTTAAACAAGGAGTTTAGAAGTGGAGATCTTGAGTCTGTTGGAAAGCGCTTCTCGGACGCTAGCAACGAACAAGTTGGAGATGGTCGCATTACTGAACCAGTGGAAGTCGCTGGCGGAAAAGGAGAAGGGAAGCAAGGAGTACCCGGAGGCGCTAAACAAAGCCCTCAAGGTGTTGAATCGGTCGGCCTCCCTGCCGGAGTTTCTGGCGAAGCTGCGGAAAGAAGAGCAGAAAGAACCCAAAAAGAAATCGACAATGCAGTAGATGAAGCCGTTGAGAAATACGAAACCTCTGCAAAGGCTGAGGGTTTAGCAAAACAAGCTTCACTTATATACAAACTACGTAATGGGAAAAATATTTTCCCTGCACTTGCAGCAATATGGCGGGGTACAAACTATCGCATTCGCCAAGGTTTAGTTAAGCCAGTAACAAACGATTTCCTAGCTGAATGGGCTGGGAAAGATATACCTCGTTTGCTAGAAGCTAATAAACAACTGCAAGAACTAAGCGGTATGGCCCAAAAACTTATGGGTGCGGCTGCTGATCTTTCACGTAGTATTAATAATGCGTTTAGCCAAGACCCTACGCTTCGCGCTAAGTTAGACCAAATTACAAAAGTAACGACCCTTGCACAGGTTGACCCCACTGCTGAAGTTCGTAGTGAACGTATAAACAAAATGTTTGAAGACCTTGGGCCAGAGGGAAGGCGTTTATACAAAGATATAAAGCAGTATTACGATGACATGGCCGAGCTTTATAGCTCATTGCTTGACGATCAAATTAATGATGCCAACATCCCACCTGAAGCAAAAAAGAAGCTGTTGGCTTCAATTAGAAAAATGTACGAAGGTGAAGGTCGGCTTGACCCTTACTTTCCTTTGATGCGAGATGGGGATTTTTGGCTTTCCGTATACGTAGGAAACACAAAACAGTTCTTCATGTTCCCAACAATGGCTGAGCGTGATGCTGTTGCTGCTCAGATGGCTGCTGAGCGTAAAGATGATTTAGATAACCTACTTGAAACCAAACGGTTTGAAATCGGCAACGACTTACGCAAGTTAAGGGAAGCGTCTACAAGACCGATGAACGGCCAACACCCTAGCGCAATTCTGAAAGCTACTTTTGATTTGATTGATAACGCCGACTTCACAGACATTACCGCTCGTGAAGACATGAAAGATGCTGTGTATCAGTTATATCTACGCACGATGCCAGAACAGTCTTTCAGAAAGCAATTTATTACTCGTAAAGGGTATGCAGGTTTTCGTACCGATTTGCTTCGAGACTTTAACGAAACATCGTTAAGAATGTCACTGCAACTTGCTCGGCTCAAGTACGCACCTAAGTTACGTAATACGTTGTCGGCTGCTCGTGACTCTATACAAAATCGTCCAGAGCTTGAGCCTTTCATGTCTGAAATGGAAGCGCGAGTATCCCAGACGCTTAATCCTGATATTCCCGGTGTGCTTGACAAAGTAGCTGGCTTTATTAACAAGGCTTCGTTTATCTATTACCTTTCCGGTGCGTCTTCTGCGCTATTGCAACCACTTGGTATTTTCCAAACAGGCATTCCTATACTTGGTGCTCGGCACGGATACCCAGAAACAGCCGCAGAAATGGCTAAGTTAATGAGGGTATGGGATCAATACGGTATGACACGTAAGACTGCAACAGGTAGTTCTGTTTGGTCGCCACCTTCAATAATGAATGCTTCTGGCCTCACGGCAGATGAACGTGCTGCTGTAGAAAGTATGTTGGCTAGAGATGTAACCCAAAACACTTACGCCCGTGCGTTGTTTGATTATAAGAATGTACCCACTGAAGAATTTGGTTCTGTGGCGCAGCGTGGAAAGCGTTATGCAAACATAGCAGTTGGTGGGTTGCTGCATTCGACTGAAAGACTTTCCCGTGAGATTTTATTCTTAGCTTCGTATCGATTATCTAAA